CCAGTTTTAAGTGTGTATGGCAACTGTGTTGTTACATTTGCATTGCCATTAAAAGATTGATACCAATCTGGTTTTTCTAATAAGTCAGAGTATTGAAGTGGCAATTAAACCACCAACCAAACCCAGCCAACTTGTGGAGATGCTGGAGCAGTTGCACTCACATAAAGATTCTGTGCACCTGCAGCACCTGTGGCTCCAGTAGAACCAGTTGCTCCAGTTGCTCCTGTAGCACCAGTTACTCCTTGAATTCCTTGAGGCCCTTGAGGACCAACCTGACCCTGAATACCTTGTGCACCTGTATTACCTTGGATACCTTGGATACCCTGGTCACCAGTGTCACCTTTATCGCCTTTGTCACCCTGAATGCCTTGGATGCCCTGAATACCTTGGTCACCTTGGTCACCCTTTTCTCCTTGGATACCTTGAATGCCTTGAATACCTTGGTCGCCTGTATCGCCCTTAAGCCCAGTCTCTCCTTGAATACCTTGAATTCCTTGAATCCCTTGGTCTCCAGTTAAACCTGTCTCACCTTGAATACCTTGGTCTCCTTGAATACCTTGAATACCTTGGTCACCTTGAGGACCAACAAATGAATAAACACTCCAATATTCTGGAGAAGATGGTGGAATCATGGCATCATTGTTTGCAATGCAGATGTAGTAAACACCAAGATAGTTTACGATTTCTCCAATTAGATAACCGTTTGGAGATACTCTTGCTGTATCCCAAGCAAATCCTGTTAATCCTTGAATTCCTTGTGGGCCTTGAATACCAACTGCACCATCTAGGTTAACTTGCCATGATGCAAATGTTCCAGAACCTGTGTGGTTAGTTACATGAACATGTAGTTCACCTGTTGCTGGGTTATAAGAAAGAACCTGACCATGCATATGCTGGTTATCAGCATGAGCAATAAGAATTGTTTGTTCAATTGAATAGTCTAAATTTAAGTCTGTTGTGTAAAGAGTTAAGTCAGCAAAGTTACCAATGGTAATTGATGTTGTAGATGTTGTGTGATAACGGTCTCCATCAGCACCATTAGTACCGTTAGTTCCTGCACTACCAGTGTTTCCAGTATCTCCTTTGATTCCTTGAATTCCTTGCAATCCCTGAATTCCTTGTATACCTTGAATTCCTTGGTCTCCAGTATCGCCTTTTTCTCCTTGAATTCCTTGAATTCCTTGGGTGCCCTGGATTCCTTGGTCTCCTGTATCACCTTTGTCACCTTTAATACCTTGAATACCTTGTGAACCAGTTTCTCCTGTGTTTCCTGTATCACCTTTAGGACCTGTTAATCCTGTCGCACCAGTATTTCCTGTGTCACCTTTGAGACCCTGAATACCTTGAATACCTTGAATTCCTTGGGAACCAGTTAAACCAGTTGGTCCAACAACTCCTTGAATACCTTGTGGTCCAATTGGACCTTGGGGACCAGTATTACCAGTGTCACCTTTTGCTCCAGTGTTTCCAGTTGGTCCTGGAATTCCTTGCTCGCCTTGGTCACCTTGAGGTCCTGTATTTCCAGTCTCTCCTTGAGGGCCAGTGGCTCCTTGTGGGCCAGTTGCAATCTCTAAGTTAGATGCATAAATCTTAATTTCATTTGGTGATAAAACTTCTAGGGTCATCTTGTTACATCCTCTTCAACATAGATTTGTCCTCTAAGGACAGTTATTACTTTACCAGTAAGGTTGTTAGTACCTTGAATATCAAAGTATGATATTGTGTCTAACTGGTTTGTATCTAAAGTCATAGTCAAGAAGTTTTCGTTTTTCTGAATATCAAATACAGACAGTGCCTCAATGCTTGTAGGGAACTGTCTAACTACCCCAGTAAAGGTCCAGCCTCCTAAATCAATAGCAACATCATCTGGGTCTACCATAACAAGGGTCAGTACAGTACTATCATTGCGATATACACGCCATTCCATAGTATCTGGCTGAACATTCAAAATCTCCATAAAACCTCCAGGACTTAATCTACCTCTAGTATATGATAGATGTATGTTGACTTTGGAGAGAAATGAACGCTGAACTAATTGGGGCACTGGCCTCTGGAATTTGCCTTATCCTTGGAGCCTTTTTTGGCTTTGCTAAATGGATGGTTAGTAAGTTCCTGAGCGAACTGCGTCCAAATTCAGGGTCCAGCATGAAAGACCAAATAACCAGGCTAGAGGAGCGTGTAGATGATATCTATACACTACTAGCACAAAGGAGTAAAAATGGCTAAGAATGTATATTACGAAGGCAAACTAATTCCTGTAAAGGATTGGGACTACAGCACAAACAGTCCTGCTATTAAAGAAATAAAGAAGAAAGAGCCAGTTAAGGCTGAGGTGGAACTACCACCAGAGGTGATACCTGATACAGAAGATTGATTTCTGTAATTGTTGCACTAACCCTTCTTCTCTCTAATCAAGGTTATTCGCAACAAGAAATTAACTGTGCTATGTCTTTAGTACAGAAAGAATCTAATTTTAATCTACACTCCAAAAACTCTAAGTCTGGAGCCTATGGGTTATTTCAATTAATGAATGTTAAAACAAAATTATCTATGCAACAACAAGTAGATAGGTTTGATAGATATATCCAACATCGTTATTCAGGAAGCATCTGCAAGGCCCTTGCACATCAAAAACTTAAGAATTGGTACTAGCACAAAACCCTCTCCGTTAGTTATCAGACATCGTGGAGAGGGTCTTGGATTTAGCGAGGCAGTGCTAAATGCTATGATGTTTCTGTTGCTATTATGCAGAAGTCTTCAACAACTTCTACATCCTTAACTATATAAGTTCTTAATGCTGCCAATGTCCATGAATATGGTTGCATATTTGTAATCACTATTTCTCTATTTTCTGCTGTTGGCTCAGGTAATGTACCCTGAAAGTTAGCCTTAATATACATATTCTCTGGGAACTTATTTACTGGGTTTGTTGATAGTATCTCAAATGAAGAATAGTTTTGTATTTCATGTGTAAGTGTAGTATTCCATGGTGTTAGTTCTGCTGCACATCCTGTCAACTGTTGGTCAGATATAAATAACCTCATTGTAGGTATAACCTGATTGCTGTCGTTGTATGCTAGGATAATTCTTTCACCAATAATAGAGTTGTCTTTATCTGTTTGAGTTGCTTCAGTTGTCCAACCAGTGGCTGCAGAGTCTACTTGTGATGTGTCTACTGCTTGGAACAATGAGTTAGTACCCTCTGGAATTTCAACGGGATAGAACAGGTGGAAGTTAACTCCCAACTGAGTATCAAAGTCATTTGCTGCTATAGAGGTATAGTTAGTATTAACGGGTGTTCCACCTCTTGTTGTGCTTACTGTATATAGTTTCATTTTACACATACTCCGTATAACTGTAGTCTACTTCTACCCAGTTTGGTGTGTGGTATCCGTAGTTTGAACCTGTTGCTGTTGATGATGTTGCATAGACTGATAATCCATATGCTGCTCCACCCCAAATGGCTGCTCTTTGAGTTGCACTAAGAGTTACATATGTAAAGTCTGTTCTAGATACTGACTTGCTAACATTTCCTGTTGTAACAATACCATTTGCCCTTGTAATACTTGAAGGTAGTGATGATTGATTATGTGTTCCAATAAATACAGTTACAGGAGTTCCTGCTGAATATGTGTGGTCTTGGTAGAAATAATATCTTGCTGCAAGTAATTGGAAACCACTTAGGTTCTGTTCAGTAAAGGTGTATGGAACATTTACAAGACCAAAACAGTTGGTATTTGTTGTTGAGTTAAAGGTACCATGATAAGCATATGTTGTGCTCAATGATGTACCTGTTCCTGTATAAGACCTTAGTGAACCTGTATATAGTGTTCTTGTTCCATATCTAGTTACAAGTGTTGGAACATATGCATTCCAAACAACTATTGCTACATTAGAACCTGCTGCTACTTGTGAAGGATATGCAGGAGTTTGGCTTTCTACTGTTCCTGCTGTTGCTTGACCATTGTATGTTTGATTCTTTGTAGTAACAGTATAGTTAAGTCCTGCAGCATTAATCATATTTTGTGCAGTAGCCTGTGTTTGTCCTACTACATTTGGTACCGTTTTTAGTACAGGAGCAACCCACTTATAATAACTCACATAAGAATTAACATTAACACTTGTTCCATTTGATGGGCTTGTGCTTACTACTTTGCCCTGTAAGTTTGTATCAGTTGTTTCATATGTTGCAATTAGACTACCCCACTTAAGAAGTGGCTCTACAGATATTGTTGTTCCATATGAACCAGGAATCTGATATTGCAAATCAGGAACTACAACTGTTGATATTGCTGTATAGATACCATAGTTCACCCATGAATAAACAGGCTGTGTTGTTGTTGCTGATGGGTCTTGTGAAGAAATCTTTCCATGCAACGCTGTATTGGATGTTTCAGTTGCAGTTAATGTTGGTCCATTTGGATTAAGAATTAACTCAGCAGTATTACACTTTGTAGTTGCTGTAGCAACACTGTCTCCAACAATGTTAGGAACAGTTGTTGTTGTGTTAGGAATTTGAATTGTAAGATTAATTTGAGTTCCAACTGCAGTTGCTGTTAGGCTTGCGTTGGCTGCAGGCTGCTGTGCAATAACAGTGTTGTCCTGAGCAGATGGTCCACCTTCTTGAATAATGTATTCAAAGTATATAAGGTCCCAGTTCTCAAGTTCTGTTTGTGCATTGTATGGAGACATTCCAACTACATTAGGAATCTTTGTTCTTGTATTTGGAACACGCAATCTATAGTTAACTTGGCTACCAATATAAACCTGTGTACCTGCTGTTGGGAATGTTGAATAAACTAAACCTTCTTGTGCAGTTCCTGTTGGACCAGCATCTGTTTCAAAGCCAGGTGTTATCTCAGTACCTATGTCTAGTCCAGCATTTGTTAGTCTTGTTTGCATTGTAAAGAAGTCAACACCTGTTAGATTATTTGGTATAGTAACCTTATCTTCTTCAATCCATTTAGTGTATGTAACTGATGTACCAGTATCAACAACATCTCCTGCAGGTGGATATTGGCTACCAGCCTTTACCTTGCCAAACAAGTTAGCATCAGTAGTCTTTTCTTCTTCAATAGGTGTTCCAACAACTAGATTTGCTGCTGTAATATTAGAGTTTGCTACTGATGATAATAGCAAGTCAAGGTTAGGAACTGTAGTAGTAGGTTGTACAAAGTTATATAGTCTTACAGATACATCTAAGCCTTCAGCCATTTGTTGACCTGCTGGTGGTATCTGTGAATCAATAACTACCTTGTTATCTCTATTCAAGATTGGTGTATCGTCATACCCTGCGATTGTGTAACCAAAGTTTAATGGTGTCAAGGCTGCATCAAGTGCAGCATCATCCATTAAATCTAAATCAGGTACTGCGTGTGTTACTGGAGGAGGTGGAGGTGGAGGAGTAGGAGCAGCCACTGACCACTTAATAATTTTTGATACATCTTTGTCTGAGACGGAAGAAGGAAGCCAAGAGATACTTGTGCGTACCTTAAACTTATAGTTCTTTACCCATGCAGAACCACTCCAAACCTTTAGGGCTTTTTGTGAGTTCCACTGGCTTCCATCCCAGACATGATACATAGACTATGACCACCTAATCGGAATGATTGAGAAGTATGGGTCATGAATTTCAACATTGCCTGAACCAAGTTTTCTTGCTACAGGTGTTACTACTGTCTCTCCAGCATTGAAGATAACACAGTAATCATTTGATACTGAGTTTTTAGCACTTGCATATGATACGCATGTATCTCCTGCTGTTAGTGCTCTTGTTGTTGCACCTGATAGTTGCACACCATACTCAACACCTGCAGGAGCATCTCCTACTGGTTCTACAGAACCATAAGTAACATGTACCCATGCTGGTTCTGTTAGTGTAACTGTTTGTGATGTTAAGTTATCTAGTGCTTCAAAGGTTGCTGTGTTTGTAATTGTTTCGTTACCCTCGTAAAAATACTTGACAGGGTTTGGAAGAACAGCGTCTGTGTCAAACCAAATCTGTCCTACCTGTGGTGATGATGGTGCTGATGCCTGGACTACTGCAAGTCCACCAACGCTACCCCATGAATCATCAGCCTTGCGTACATAGAATGCACTGGTGTCAGTCACATAGGCTGCATTGATTGCAGGCTCTAGTGCTGTTAGTTCAGCATAGGATGTAACTTGTACAACGCCATTGTTCTGAACTTCTACTAACTGTTCTGCTGTAAGGACTTCTCCATCAGCAAAACTAATATATCTAATTGTCATATGAATCTACTCCTTGGAAATAATATATATTTTACCTTCCATGTATTGGCATCGTAATTAATCTCATGTTGAATACCAATAATTGCAAGGTCTTTATTAAACGATACTGAAGGGGTTTGATATTCAATACTTATCTGGTCAAGCAGTTCTGCGTCTCCTGCTACAACTGGATTCTTGAAAGCATCCCATTCAATTTCTTTAACGATAGTTGTTGCCTCTTTCCACTTAGTAAGAATCTTGTTTGCCCAAGTCTCTAACTGGTCGTCGTTTGGTGATAGGTGGAAATTTGTCTGTGTACTAAGAGCATGTGTTCCATACTTATTAATCTGTGCAACATTTCTAAATGGACCTTTGGCCTTGTCTTCTATAAAGGTTGTCTCTATAGATGTACCGTAGGTCTCTGAGATTTCATCAGCATCAAACTCATACTTGATGTAACCCCACTGATTTGATACCTGTACTTCATTGATTACTGACTCTGTATTAAAGTCAATAGCAATATTCTTAAATCCAACAGGAGCATCTTCCAGATTGCTAAACTCTAGAATACTTGCTTCTGAAGGAATCTCTTCTGATGCATAGCACTTCATTGTTCCTGCTTTATCAAAGAAGATGAATCCACCTTCAGTATTTGATGCAAGAGTTAATGCTTCCCAAACTGTTTGATTGTCTTCCCAATATCCATGCTTAGTAGTTCCACCACCAATAATTTGTAGTGGTCTTTCATCTTGTCTACCGTTGGACATAATCTCATTAATACGCTGTGACCATGTTTGATTGCCTGAGCCTAGTCCAGATAACTTGGTCATAGTGTTTTGTAGTTCTGCAATTGGGTCCATCACATCAAATGAGATGAGAGGCTTCTGCACATCAGAACGGTAGTCAACGAATAGGTTGTCTACTCTACCCTGGAAGATTGTCACAGGGTTACCATTGTTTTTATGTATAAGTCTTACTTTAGAACGAGGCTGTAAATATTTATTTGTGTTTGGGTCTAACAGTCTGTTAACTGTTGTAACATGCATAGAACCTACGCTTGACATTGGTAGTGCATATGCTCCTGTGTAAGAGTCTACACCACGCTTCATTGAGATAGAAAGAACCTGGTCAATAATTGACTGCCACTCAAAGAGGGCATCGTTAGCAAGGTCAGCATCAGATAAAAGATAATGCTCTGCTAGTTTGGATTGGCCAAGAATAAAACCACCCTCAATAGCAGTTCTAATTTCTAAATCAATATACTCATTTATTTTCATCGTCCGTTAACACCATCATACTTGTTTAGTGCTGCTCTTACTGCTCTGCCTAACTCATAAGGGTCTGTCCCTAAACCTGCATTAATGTTAACTGTGACGGTACCACGATTGCTTGCAAATCCTGTGGTAGGGTTTAGTGTCAACCCACTGCTCAAACTGTCCATAGAGCCCAATGCAAGGCTTTGTGTGGCATCTATACCTTTAGCCAAGCCCTGTACTAAATTCTTACCATAAACTGCAAACACCTTAGATGGTGAGCCAATTCCAAATAATCCCGTGAATGCATTCTTAATTGATGAACCAATACTCTTAACTGCATTAAGTGCTCCTGATGCCATTGACTTAATACCATTAATCAAACCACTAATAATGTTTTTACCAAAGTTGGTAAATGCACTGATATCACCAGAGAACAATGCTTTAATTGCATTGATGGTATTTGTAAATCCTTCTTTAATCTTATCCCAGTTCTTAACAATTATTGCAACTGCTGCACCAATTGGACCACCAAGGATAGTTAGTAACTTCTCCCAGTTGTCTTTAATCCAGGTCCAGATTCCCTTGAGTTTATCAAGTAATTTTTGTCCCATTTCTTTAACTGTATCCCAGTTTTTCCAGAGCAATACACCTGCTGCAATTACTGCAAGTATAACTACAAGCCATGGAGAAAATGCTAAGTTAAGTAAACCTTGTGCAATCGCTGCAAGTCCTGCCCCAATCTTCCAAGCAATAAACAAATCAACTAATGCTGCACCAACTAATACGAATGGGGCTAGTATTGCTGCTAATGCTACAAGACCAACAACAAGTGCTCCAACAGCGTCAACGACTGCTTGTTGTTTTGGACTTAACTTGTCATAGAAATCAAAGAACTTCTCAAATGCTTTTAAGAATGGTCCACCAATTGTGTCTGATAACTTCTCCATAAAGTAGTTCCACTTTTGGTATGGAGTCAGATTATCTAATGCCTTCTTCTGATTCTCAGGGCTATTGATAATACCAAGAAGGAACTGTAACTTTTCAGCAGTTGTCTTAAGTTTATTAAACTGTTGTTCTTGTTCTGTTGTTAGGTCAATACCTAACTTTTGTACTTCTTGGGCTGTAATCTTTCCATCTTTAAGCGTCTTTGCCCATAGAGCAATAACTGAGTCTAATGGCTTACCTGTAAGTAATGCTAATGTTGCTGATGCTTCAACTACCGTTGGAACAAAGGAATCAAAGTTAGATGAGAACGCTGACTTTAATTCAACGAAGTATTGAGCCACTGCTCCATCATCAACTTTGTATTTAGATGATATTGCATTAACTTTTTTAGTGATGGCCTCAATGTCTTTACCAAACAAATCGCCTAAACGAGCAAAGGCTGCTTCGTCTTCTGCTGCACCTTCAACTGCTTTCTTAAGAAAACCTATACCAACCTGAAATCCAAGTGCTGCTCCTAATCCAGCAAAGGCAGTTTTAACTTTGCCTACTGATTGATTAAGCGAACTGAGTTGTGAGTTTGTTTCCTTGACACCAGAAACAAGTTTTCTGGTATCTGCAACAATGTCTACCGTGATTTGGTTAGCCATTTTTCTTATTCAACTCCTTCGTTATGTATTGGACTTCTTCGTTACTCATCTCCCAGAACTGCTGGGGAGTGTATCCTGTGGTGGCACAGAACTTCCCCATCGTTTCTAAGAGAGTATCGCTTTTGGGTCTTCTACCTCTGTAATTGCTGTCATCTCTTCAATCGTCATGTTTTCAATGTCTTCCCAAGTAATCTTAGGATTAGACTTTCTAGCAATAACAAATGAAATAGCCATAGTCAATTTAGCAGTGGGCTTTTCCCACTCATCCATATCTAAACCTGAGAGTTTTTCAATCTCTGCAAGTTCCTTCATCTTTAATTTTGTTATATCCATTTACTGCCTCCTATATATATTGTCTCTTGAGTTGCTCAAGGTTTGCTTCGTACTGCTGAACAATGAAGTCCATATTTCTTTGTACTGCTGGAACTAAGTATGGTTGTGCTTGTAGGTTTCTATATGGATTTCCATATTCAATAACACCTGCGTATGGTGTTGATGCTACAATCTCAATTTTCTCTCTTAGTACCCTTGGCCTAATGCTTCTGGCTAATTGACCAGAAAGCCTAGGTGCAGTGGCAACTGCTGTCTGTGCTACTTTAGATGCAATACGATTGTTTGCTTCTTGTAGGCTAGATGCTTCTCTAGAATATTGGTTAAGGCTTGCTTGAACTTCTCGCACACCTATAACTTTTATAGTAGTTACTGCCATTGCCACTGCCTCCTTTAAATTATGATGTTACCTTGCTTGGCTTTCCATCCAAAATGAATGTTAGGTCATAAACAAAGTATTCACCTGCTGTTCCACCAAGTGTTGGTAGAACTTCTGCATAGCCTGTGGCTGTGAAGTGAGGCTGAGTTGATGATGCTGTTGCGTTACCGTGTGGTGCAAATGTAATTGTTACATTCTGCCCTGGGTTGTCCCACAACTTTGTCCAAAGCGATGCTGCTGCATAATCCTGGAATCCTTCTACCTGGCACTTGAAGTTAAGTGAATCTACATAATTTCCAAATCCTAGTTCTCCAACTTCAGATGTGAAATTTACATTCTTAACTCCACCAGCGTATTCTGTACTGTCTACTTCAAAGACAATAGTCTTTCCTTTTAATCTTGACATTAGTTTCCTCCTTGCATGTCTATTGATATATTTAAATATGTTGTTAAGTAGATTGCACCATTTGCTTCTGTAAGAAATGGCTTGTCTACTGTTAGCGTTCCACAATCAGTATGTTCCCATATTGTTGGTATTAAGTCATCAAGGTAACTATCAAGTGTTGATGTTTCTAAAGAGTTAGTTGCCGTTGGCACCATGACTCTAATCTTCCAGTTAGATGTATATGCTGCATCGTATTCATCTTCGTGCACAGTTATGAAATTATCATCTGGCTCTATGATGGCACAAGGAGGTACTGGTCTTTCTGGTAGATGAGTGTAGATATTAGATATCCCACCCAAGATTATTGCACTCTTAATTACTTCTTTAACTTCACCTATCATGCGAACCTCGTCATGTATCTGTTAAGCAAAGGATATACACCAATGAGAGGGTCTCTCGCAACTCTGATAGGGTTACCATCATATGTTGCATATTGACTTACTCCCATTGGTGCACTACGACGATGGAATAGTTCTGAACCAACTTCAAGGTAGCAACGCTTAAGAACATTGGGTGGTACTTTAGTTGACTGCACATAAGATGCAATCAAATCCTTAGCACTATCCCAACAGTCTTCTACATAAGAGTCATCGTTAGATGCTGCTCCTACATATGCCTTCAAATCTGTCCAGTCCATAATCTTCTCCTGTTAATTAATTAGTCTAGCGGGTTTCCAACTGTAACCATCGCCTTAAGGTCTGGTGCAGCAATTGCTAGGTATCCGTACACTGAGAACTTCTGTGTAAGGTTTGTGATGTCTTCGTCGTTCAAACGGAATGGTGCTCCTGCTGACTCGTATGTTGTGAGTGCTGCAGAGTTACCAATGTATAGAGTTCCACCAGCAAGTGATGGGTCTACTACGATTGGAAGACCAAAGATGTTTCCTGTCAAACCAACTGGGTTGATTGAACCGAATGTGTTTGATGTGTTTCCAACATTTGAAAGGATTGGACGACCTGAAGCGTCTACAGTCTTTGCAAGTGCCTTAAATACATCAGATGATGCAAGAATAAACTCAAGAGCACGACCTGTGTCGTTGTTTACCTTTGTTGCTGAATCTGCAAGTGCACCTAGGATTTCGTCTGCATCCCATGCTGAAACAGATGCTGTGTTCATTGAACCTCTGTTTGCTGTAAGTGCTGCCTTTGCAACTGCGTTTGTCTTCTTTGCGTACTGTGCAATCATTGCACGGAATGCTGTATCAACATAAGCAACTGATGAACGCTCAATTACTTGGCGTGACATATCTGTGTATCCACCGTATGTCTTGATTGGTGCTGTTGCTGATGTAAGAGTAATCTTACCGTATTCTAGAGAGTCTGCTTCTGCAGCCTGCTCATCAATTACAGTTGTGTCAGTATCTAGTACTGGGTACTCCAATGTCATTCCATCTGCTGGCAAAGATGCTGAAGATAGAACATTGTATGTTGGACGACCTGCGTCAAGGATGCGAACTGCATCTGAGACCCAAGCGTTCTTTAGAATAGAGTCTGCAAGGACTCCACCATCTACTGCACCATTAAATGCACGGTGTAGTTCAAGTGCTGCAGAATCATTTGATGCTACAGACTTTACGAATTCTCCGTATGTACGGAACTGTGTTGCTGGAGTTGAGACAGTCTTTTCTGATGCAATAACATCTAGACGACGCTCCAACTCTTCTGCGTGATTACGAACTTCTTCAATTGCTGAAGTGTAATCAGGTGTTGTGTTTTCCATGGATATTTCCTCCTGATTGGTTTCTTCT